AGAAGGCTTATCGCAAATACACCAAGGATTTAGGAGAAGAGTGGGAACACGGTATCGATTTAGGAGAATCAGATGCTTTAGGAAAAGGAGGATTAACTCCTGAAGAAATTAGTTCTGAAACAAATAGATATCAATCATTGAAAGAGAATATCAAGAACTCACTTCCTGGTGGTAAAGCCATTATGTCTAGGCCAATTACTGGCAATGATATTATGGAACTTGGTGTTAAACGCGGACCAATTATTGGTCAGATAATGAAGATAATTGATGATAAATTACTTGAGAACCCTGCTCTTTCTAGGGAAGAGGCTTTAGAAATAGCCAAAGAATACATTGGAATAAATAAAAAAGCTGGGAAGAAAAAGAAAGATGAAGGTGGTCAAGTAAGAGAATGGCCAGGACCACACGGACCAATGATATCAAAGAATCCCGATTTAGGATCTGGACCTTATTCTCAGAATAATGGGCTTCCATATGGTGGCAAACCAATAAAAGAATATATAAAAAAACAGAGAAAACGCAGGTATAAAGCTAAGGGAAAGAAGTTATCAGCAATAGACCAGTTAACTAAGATATTATATAAGGGTGTATGAAACGCAAACTAGCAGTAATTCTCAAAGACAAGGAGTGTCCATTTGGGCTTAGCATACCTATGGCTTGTAAAAGTTGTGGGGATACGGTTCAAAGAATGGCACCGATTGATGTTCTTGGGGACGAAGCTGAGAAGGAAGAGGTAGTTGCGTTAATAAATGCTAATAGGAAATTATGTATGTTAGAGGCTGATGGGCAAAGGTGTCCATTTGCTGGTAAGATAATGGAAGAGAATGATGCAGTGGAGTGTAATTTTGACAGTGCTACTCCTGGGGAGGGATCATATAATTTAGAGCCATCTAAGTATTATACTAGAGTTTATGATCAGACTTCATATGATGGATTGTTTTCTTATCCTATGGGGTGGTATGGAGACAATAATATCTCTAGGAACACGTACTATGGAATTTATTCGCTACAGGGAAACACAGAAAATAATATAGAAAAAGTGGCGGCAACAGAAGAAATTTCAGTAGATGATATAAAAATATATTCCAAAGGATTGAGAGATGAGAGTTTTAGACATCTAGAACCAATTTTTAGCAACAGTCCGGGAGAATATCCTAAAGAACTAAAACCGATTGAATTAATAACATATCCAGATCATCCTGGTGAGATATTTGTTCAAGATGGTCGGCACCGGTTATTATTGAGCAAAAAATATAAACTAGATAAAATTCCAGCTAAACTTATAGAGATGGACGAAGGTGGCTGGACTAAAGAAAAAGATGTTATAGTAAATTTCTCAATAAAAAAACAAGCTTTTTTGAAATTATCTCAAAAGGACAGGTTTGATTATTTAAGAAGAGAAATTGCTGATATAAAGAGGGTTTCCAAAGTTCCTGATGTATTTGAGGGTATTGATAAATTACTTGATAGAGTTTTGTCTATAGGGTGGGACAAAACCACAATGATATGGAAAGAACAAGAAATAGATTTGGTTCTTAAAGAATTATATGAATTAAGAAAATTTCTTATGATGGCTGAAGAATATGATCTTGCTAATAAGGTTCACAAATTATATACAGAACTATCTTGGGTTAAAAGAGAATTTTCAGAAAGAAGAATTTGGGAAAGAAGTTTAAAAACAAAACCAAAACAAGAATTTTCCGCATTGGGTAAATATTTATATCATGCAACTGATAACATAGAAGAAGCATATTCTATGTTAAAGAGTCGGGCTATATATAGGCTTTCTTCTAGTTTTAGCAATGTATCTTTTACTAGTGATATAAGGTCTACTGGTAAATTTGGAGCAATTGTATTTGTTTTTGATGCGGGGAAGCTTCAAAGACGAGGAGTTAAGAAAGTTAAATATTTATCTGATGAAGATGTTGTGAATAGAGGATTTGCTGGAACAGAAACTTATGAAAGAGAAAAACCTGTATATATTAGTGAAATTTACAGATATGAGTTAGAGTGGGCACTGCCTTTACCTTTTGAATTTAAAGATAGTTTAGTAAAAATTCTTGTTATTATTTCAGATCCTGAAGAAGAACAAGAGGCACAACAAATTAAAGAAAAATTAGAAAAAGCATCATATGTTCCTATAGAAATTGAATATTATCCTGCTTATGGCACACATGCGCCACATTATCAAAAAGTAAAAGAGGATCCTGAAAATCTTTCAGAGATGGTAAAACTTGTTGCTCCTGTAATAAATAAACTATTATTAAAATTAAATAAAGACCAAAGATCATTACAAACTACATATAAACAAAAATATGGAGACAATTGGCGTGATTATATTGATAATAATGATACAATGAAAGACATACGTTATTTAAAAACAAATATATCTGAGATGTTTTCAGGAGACTGGTATAAAGATTATGATAAGGTTATTTTACATTTACAATTTATTGTTGCAAGGCTATGGAAAACAGAATTTTATTCAGATTTTGCGGAGCCTATAAATAAAATAATTAGAGATTTGAAAACATATTATGTTTCTACTAAATATAAAGATGATAAATCTTATTTGGATGCTTTAGGTGGTGGTTATTTTGGAAAAGTTAAAAATGAAATATTACAATGGGCCGTAGCAAATATAGATAAAGTTGTAGAAAACTATAATAAATATGAGCATTTTGATGGATGGTATGAGCTTATTCCAATATTGCCAGATCCGTTTGTTCTTCCAGAATCAGTGTTAATAAGGTACATAAATGATTTAATCAGATCTAAAACTATTCCAGAAGACAGAAGAAGCGATCTAAATTATGTTTTAAGAGAAGCGGAGAAAGAAGGCCGTCTTTATGGATTAGAACACATGGAAATGCCAGAGATGGCAGATGATGACATTTGGGTAATACATGTAAAAGATTTGATTAGCAATGACAACAATGCCAGATTAGGTAAAGAAAGGTTGAAAACTATATTTCATTTTGCAAAAGAAAGGGTTTTAACACCAGAAGAAACAGAAGAGATTAATAATCATTTAAACAAATATGACCAAGACAACCCAGCAACTCCATTGTTTAAAGCAGCATCGTCAACTGATATAAAGGATGCTGTTCAACATGCAATTCTTCAAGAAGATTCTACATTTACGGGCAAAGCTTGTTATAAAATAATTGAACAAAAAGAAATATCATTGAAAGAAATATTGAATTGGGATGATTATTCTAGTTGGGGAGATTTTAGCCTTGGCGAATTAAAAGATCTCAATGAAGAAGAATTTACTAAGGAATTGAATAGTTTCCGTCCAGGATTCGGAGATTTGGTTAAAAAATGGAAGAATATACCACCAATTATTCTAGTTGATACATTGGAAGCAGGGAGCATGATTGGAGATGGAAGAGGAAGGGTTAATTTGGCCGTTGGGTTAGGATTGGCCAGATTACCTGTAATTGTTGTAAAAGAAGACCCAGATGGAGACATTTGTTTTAATTTCGTAAATGGCATAATGCAGCATAATTAAAGAGTAGTCAAAATTTATTTAGGAAAATAAACATGAGCTTGGCAAAAACAGCACAATCGGTGGAATTTTGGGAAGACGAGACAGAAGCTTCTCCAGCGGATGATAATGATCTTTCTGTAGGGGATGAGGTTGAGGATGAAGAAGGTCAAGTGATGCTTCAAATAAATGACGAAGAACCAATTACTTTCAATTTTTCTCTTCCAAAACTCCCAGGGGCAGAATTAGATGATGAAATTGAAGAAGAAATAGATGTAGACGAACCAGAAGACGAAGTTGAGGTTGCTGAAAGAGATAAATGGGATTGGGAAGGTGGCGGCTTGTCTCAGTTTCTTCCTTGGCTTCAAGGAATGTTTGGTACAATTCCTAAATATCGTGGTCATGAAACATCTGGCGTTGAGAGAGCAATCGCCTTCTTAGAAAGATTAGATAGTTGTATTTCTAGAGCTGTTAGGAATGATTTAAAAGATGAGTTAGATATTTCTCAGGTAGAGAATGCTAGAAAAGAAATTAGAGAAGGCGTAAAGAGACTAAAAGAAAGATTAGAAAGGCTTACTGTAGGAACAAAGAAAAAGAAGGTAAAAAGCTCTACAGAGTATCAAGACATGATTGTGAAAGAAGCTCAGAAGATTTCTGGAGTTAATAGAACAACAATTACTGTAGATATTCTTTTAGCCAGAGTTGCCAAAGTTTGTATCAATGGTATGGTTTCTGGAGGGCATGATATTGAAAAAGTTTTTGATGCCCAGGTTAAAAAATATGGTCTTAATGTCAGAGAACAAGCTTCTGTTTTACAACTTCTTGAAGATTTTGGTTATGCTATTAGAAGAGATAGGGGCTTCCTTCGAGATGAAGAAATTGATGTAGGAAGCTCGGATAATTTTGACTGGGCCGCACAATACTATGCATAATAAAAGGAAATTATAATGCCACGAGGATTTTCTGGAATAAATAGAATTAGTGATGAAGCTTCCGGCTACGAGAAGGAAAGCTATGATAACCTGACTCCATGGATGCGTAGAGTTGTGGAACAAATGGCAAGACAACAGCAAAATGCTGTTGATCAGGCGAGAACACGTCAGTCTATTGTTGGTGAAATAAATAACATAAAGGCCACAAAACCTCGTTATGCCACTGTAGATGATGCTGTCGAAGACATGCGTAATCGTACTGGATTAAATTCATATCTTAGCAAAATACAACAAGATGATAGTAATAAGTTTAAAAAGATTGTAGCCGAGATAATGGTAGAAGATGAAGTGCCAGAGTCTTTAAAGAAATATGATTATAATACAATAATAACATATATTAAAAATTATATAGATAATGTTCATGGATTGTCTGCTACAGTTCCACAATTACAACATGATATTGAGCATTTATTTAGAGTGGATCCTTCTGATGTTAGAACATCGGAAGTAGAGCAATTTTTAAGTAATTTAATATTGGAAGCAAGATCAACGGTATCACCTGAGGTTCAGAGTCCTTATCTTGGAAAGAATGTAGGAAAGGAAGAAGTGCCACAGGACGATGCATTTATGAGTTTGATGCCTGCTTCTAAGTAAGCAGGAAACATGCAGAAACAGCAGCAACAACAATTAAATATATTTGAACAATTAAAATTAGGGATTGCCAATGTGGATCCCGTTATGTTCTGTGAACAAAACCTTACATTGGATGGGGATCCTTTCCGATTGCATGGCAACGGTTATAAGCCATTTGCAGACATCTATAGGCAGATAGGGGTAAGTGCCCTAGCTCCTAATTCAAAACCTATTATATTGGTCAAGGGACGCCAGGTAGGGGCAACCACCATGGCAGCCGCCCTAGAGCTTTATTTTATGGCTTCTGGAATGTTTGGAAGGGCAGGAAAGCCTCCAGTCAGAATTATTCATTTATTTCCAACTTTAGTGCACGTTCATTTATATGCAAAAACAAAATTTAATTCAATGGTTAAAGGGGCGATTCCTTCTGGATTAACAAAAGGAACCAGATCAATATCTATAATAGAATCTAAATTAGACAAAACATCTCCAACCAACGACTCGTTGCAGTTTAAACAATTTAATGGAGGAAATTTTGTTCGTATTGAATCTACTGGAATTGATGGCGATAGGTTAATGGGTGGCACGGTTGATATTATCCTTTATGATGAGATACAGTCAATTAATCAGACAGCAATTGCTAATATAAATAAGATGTGTACTAAAGCTCAGTATGGAATTCCTACAAAAGGTGTTCAGGTATATTTTGGTACTCCAAGAAGCAAAAGCTCTCATTATTATAAAATGTGGACAGAATCTAGTCAAAAATATTATTATTTAGGATGCGAGAATTGTGGAAAACATTTTCCACTTTATACGCCAGGAAGTAATGATTGGGAAAAAATATGGATATATGGATTTATGGTTCAATGTCCAGAATGCAATCATATTCAGGACAAAAGAGCTGCGGCAGAAAGAGGCAAGTGGGTAGCAACAAGAGAAGATGATGATCCTAATGTGTCTATGATCGGATATCATATAAATCAGCTTTATAACCCAGAATTTACAAGAGAGGCTATGGAAGAAGAAAAGCCTGAAAAAAGTCTTGTTAACACAGAACGGGCTTATATGAATGAAGTTCTTGGGGAATTTTATACTGGTGATATGGGTCCAATTTCAAAAGAAGAGATTATTGAGAAATGTGGAGATCTTGAAAGATGTATGAGGGCCTCTATTCCAAGGTCAGAGGAAGCTAAGGTTTTTGCTGGATTTGACTGGGGCAAAAGATCTGATGAAGATCAGGTTGGAAAAGAAGAGGCAAAAAGAGCTGGCGGGCAATCTTATTCTACTTGTGTTGTTTTGAGAGAAGATGGTCCAGGTAGATTAGTTATTGATTATGCTGGTATTGTAAAAAAGAATGATAATGAATATAAAAGAAATTATATTCATGAGGTTATGAGAAAATATAGCATAGTTCAAGCTGTTGGAGATATTGGGTTTGCTCATGAGCTTACAGAGGATTTACAAAGAGAATATGGAGATAGGTTTTTAGGCTGTGAGCTTGCTGGTAAACTGACCGGGAAAGCTAAATTATATACTGATTCATTCCCTCATTTAATAAAAGCAGAAAGAGAGTATTATATTGAAGAGGTATTTAATGTAATGAAACGTGGTTTAATCAGGTTTCCATTAGGAGGCGCTAGAGGTTCCAAATCTGGATTTGATAAAATATCTTGGTTAATAGAGCACTGTGCTTCAATGGAAGTAAAAACCACGTTCAATGTTGTAAATGAGCCTGTTAGAAGATTTATCAAAGGATCTACACCAAACGACGGCATGATGGCATTGGTTAATGCTTATTTGGCATATAAATTCCATGTATCAGGCGGATTCTCAGATAATAAAAAAGGACCATTTGATAAAAGAGGGCCGGAAAAAATTCCTGCAATTGTTGGTTATTGTCCTTTCCATTGAGTTATATATTATTAGGGTATTATATTATGATTAAAACAAATTCTGAGCAATATTTAGCAAAGAAGCAAGGAGTATCTCCTCAGGCCACAGCAAGAATGGCTCATTCTGTATCTCAATATCGTAGAGATGTATTAGAGGGAGAAATTGAGGCCGGCAAATTCCGCGGAGATCCTGTAGGGAATCATTTTACCAGCGAATTTGATAAAACCTCATTAGGAACTGTTGTTGGTTCCAGAGTAAAAACAGCTGGAGTATTCGATTCTAATTCAGGAACAGGGGCCGGATATCGTGGTTCTGGTGGTACTGATAGAATGATGCCTGAGGTTTATTCTCCTCTTTGGTTGCTTAGCAATTTAAATTTACCTAGAGACAAAGCCACAATTAATGCTTGGTGCAGAAGCTTTTTTGCCCTTAATCCTATTGTTCAAAATGCAATTTCTTTGCATTCAACATATCCTATTTCTAAATTAAATATAAAATGCAAAAATTCAAAAGCAAATGCATTTTTTGAAAATATGATTGATGAAATAGATTTAATGAATGTATGTACTCAGATAGCTCAGGAATACTGGACGTTAGGAGAAGCATTTCCGTATGCTGAATTGGATGAAAGCTCTGCAAAATGGAGCAGGATAACCATTCAAAACCCTGATTTTATAGATGTAAGGCGAAGTGTTATTGCTGGCGAACCGGTAATTTCTTTGAGGCCAGACGAGAATTTAAGGAAGATAATAACTGGCAATAGGCCTTCTGATTTACAACAAAGACAGCAAATTGATCCAAGTATCATAGAACACGTTCGGAGAGGAGAGAACATACCTCTTAGCAATTTCTATGTGTCTCATATTGCTAGAAGAATAGCTCCTTATGAGGTTAGAGGAACTGGGCTGCCTGTGAGCTGTTTTAGGGCTTTGATGCTTTTTGACCAACTTTATGAGTCAAAATACGTGCAAGCCTCTCAAATGATAAATCCAATTACTCTTGTCAAGATAGGTGGTGGTGGAGAAAATTACAAACCAACACCAGCGGATCTTGAGCCTTGGCGGCAAGTGTTTGAAGAAGCAAGTTATTCTAAAGATTTTAAAATTTTCTGTCATGATGCAGTTTCTATGGAAGTAGTAGGCTACGGCTCTGGTATTTATGATATTTCGGGTGATATTGAAAGGCTTATTAAACTAATTTATATTGGATTAATGGTTCCGCAGGTAATTATGGATGGTGGGGCTGACGTGACGTATGCAAATGGAGGAGTGTCTTTGGATGTATTAAGACAAAGATATATGCAATTCAGAAATATGTTGAGCACATGGTTGCGAAGGAAGGTATTTGCGCCAATAGCTAAGATAAATGATTTTTATGATATTGTTGATGGTCAGAAAAAGCTTATTGTTCCAGAGGTGGAGTGGAACCACATGTCATTATTTGATATGGGAGATTATATTCAGAATTTGTCTCAATTAATATCACAAGAGCCTAGAAAGGTTTCACTACAAACGCTTTATAAATCTCTTGGATTAGAGTATGAGGAAGAGGTTAGGAAGATTCGCAGAGAGAATATAGAATTGATTATACAGGCCAAGGAGATGGAAGCGCTTCAGAGGATGGGCCTTAATGATCTTAGAAGCATTGGTGATGATGATGAGATTCAGGAAGTTATTGAGAGTCCGTTGCCTGGAGAGACAGCATATGATCAGCCTGTACAGCCGCCAGGTGGAGGCGGTTTAGGTGGAGGAATGGATATGGGTCTAGGTGGTGGAGGAGGCCTTGGAGGAGGCTTGGGAGGCGGTTTAACACCACCTCCACCAATGGGAGGAGGATTAGGAGGTCCGCCAATGGGGGGACCACCAGCGCCTCCGGTATAATTAGTTGAAAAGTTCCTGGCATTATTTTCGTCTAATATGTAGGAGAGTTTTATGGAAAAATTTGCCAGGAATGGTTTAATTATAAACGCACAAGAATATAAGAAGTGGAGAACACATTTTACCAATCCATTAAGTGGGGCGGGAAGAGGCGTTTCGGAATGGCTTTTTTCTAATTATAAAGAGATGATGCAACATCTTAAACATGTTGATAATCTTGTTAGGGCAATAGCTCTCGGAGAACAGTCAGCAACAAAAATTAGTGTTAAAAATGCTGTCGTGGAAGCAAAGAAAGCTTTAAAAGAAAACAGATTAATTGATGCTTTATATTATGCCGGTGTTGTAAATGTAATTGCTCAAGAGATTTTATCAAATTCTGCTGAAGTTGTTAATTATCTACGATCTGATTTATATAAACAATATAGTAAGAAAGATAATCCCCATGCTTTGGATTACATGGAAATTCTACGACAACACCAGGAAAGACAACAGAAAGCGGCTGAATTTATTGCTGATAATTATGTTGGGATAAGGAAAGAAGCTCAAGTTTTACAGGGCATATACAGATCGTTATTTGGAGATCCTCTTCAGAAGAGTTGGCAAAATGAGATAAAGAAGTTCCGAGGCCCAGTAGAAAATGCTGTAAATAAAGCAGAACAATTTGCTACAAATATGCTTGGTATATTTGATAGGATGGGAGTGGCAAGAACCAGAGGAATGATTGGTGATTGGGTTTCTGCATTAGATGAGATTGCAAAATTACAACCACAATATGGGAATGATGTATTAAAAGCATATATTGCAATTAAACCGATAATTGATATTACAAAACAGTTAGATCCTCAGCAATATCCTATAGAAAGAGACGTGTCTAGCAAAGATCTTGCTGACCAGATGCTTAATATGTATGAAAGTAGAAAACCAAAATTACAAAATCCTGCAACGGTTCAACAAGGTGGGGTTGGCGCACCAGCGGGTCAAAATGTTCCTGGCGTTCCGGTTTCACAACCACGAGAATCTATTTTAGAAGATGATTATTTTCCTCCACCAGAAGAGCCTGCTCAAACACAGCAGAAGCAACCATTTGACAAATCGGAGCCTTCTAAAGGGCCAGGAAGGCCTCCAAAGAAGGTTCAGGAGACATTTGGTGTAGACCCTAATCAGCTTTATGAATATCTTAAAAACAAAGGAAAGTCAGAAGATGAGATGAGAGAGGCTTTCAAAACTGTTGGTTTGGATTATGATTCTGTTAAAAAAGAAACAGTGTCGGAAGAAAAACCGGTTTCTGAGGAAGAACAGCCTTTCCCATTAACCACAAGAAAATATCTTGATGAGATTGACCAGATGGGACAATTACAGGTATTGAACATCATTGATGTATTAGAGGCAGCGGTTGAAAATAAAGGCGAAAATGAAACGGTTCAAGATTCTGATGGTAATGTTGTAGGATCAATAGAAGAAGGAGTTGTGTTAGTAGAAGGAATAGAAATTCCAGTTGAACAAGCTGCTGTTGTGTTGGAGCAATTAAGAGCAGGCGAATTACCTGCACACAAAGAAAAACCTGTTCCAGGAACAACTTATATTGGTCCAGGAAAAGAGCCAATTTTATTGCCAGGGAAAGTGGAAGCGCCAAAAACAGAACCGGCAAAACCCTCTGTTGATGTTAAAAAAGTAGAGCCAAATATTCCTCCAAAAGAAGTTAAAAAAGATACTGGTTCTGATAGAATAATTATATTTACAAATATTAAAAGAGCAGATGAAAGAAAAGCTATAGAGGCTTTATCAAAAGCAATAGGGAAGCCTGTAAATGTAATGTCTGCTTCGGATAGAAAAGTAAAGACAGATTATCCAAGTGCAAAATTTTATGTTCTTGGAATAGAGCCCGAAGAAGGAGAAGATGTATTTCCAAAAGAAGCGTATGATTTGTTGCAAAAGAAGATGACTAAAGATACCAAAGCTAGACTTCGTGAAATATTTGAAATTGCAGGAGGACAAAAGGCTCCTACAAAAAAGGCTCCTAAAGAAGAGCCAAAAGAAGAGCCTGTTCCTAAAAAAGAAGAATCTACTCCTAAAGAAGAGCCTAAAAAGGAACCTAAAAAAATTGAAACAAAGCCGGAAGTTTGGGATGATGCAAAGGTTCTTGAACCTGGGAAGGCACAATATGAAGATACAATTGCAACAGTTAATGCAGATGTTATTGATAATTTTACTGACAAATCACAAACCGGAGTAGGAATAAAAGAAGCAGATAATATAGTTATTTGGTTAAAAGGCAAATTTACTGGTGCCGAGTTAATGTCTTCATCTGGCGCTTTGCAAAGTTATTTTGGTAAAGAAACAACGATTACTGTAGACGGGGCGTTTGCTAATTCTAAAATAGAAGCAGCAGATAGAAAACACAAATCAGTTGCTGCATTCGTATGGGACAGAGAATCATTTAGGAGTGTTATGAGTTTTAGCAAAGCAGAAACACAACCATCTATAACAGCAACGGTAGAAAATGCAGTTCTAAAACTTGCTAACAAACGATTCTATAATCGTTTACAAAAAGCTGCTGAATTTAATGACCCTTATTTAATGGCACAAATGATGCTTCAATATTCAGAAGCTATTGAGGATAAAGATGAAGAACTAAGTATTCAACTTATTGCAAAAGCTCAGGAACTACTTGATGAATAAGATAATTAAGAATGCAGTAATTGAATTAAATGGACTTGATGACAAACAGGTTGTCAAGGTTGCTGGAGTTTTGCAAAGAATTCAGAATTGGTTGAAAAGCCTTACAGATCCTGCGTACAGAGAAAGGGTGAATCAATTAAAAAACGATTCGGCTCAAATAAGTTCTTATTTAAAGAATTTAGATAAATATCTTGAACAAATAAATTTAGCAATAGAAAATGGCGATGTTGATAAATACAATCAAGCTTTGGAAGAAATAAAACACAACGCTTCATTTTTAAGCAAAGAATTAGACAAATTATCAGATGAAGCAACTGATGTTTCAGTTCCAAAACCTACCAATAAAGAAGAGGTTGTTCAAAAAGAAGAATCTACGGAAGGAATATTAAAAACAAATGATATTCTTGGAATAGATAATCTAGTAATTGGAGAGGGATTTAAGAGAAACGCGCATCAAAGATTTGTTAGATTTTTATCAGCTGGCAATGATCCGTATGCAACATCGATAGAGGCAGAGGAAGCAGTACAGGATCCTAAATTCTGGAATGAATTTAAAGAAGCGGTTGCAGCTGGAAAGGTTATAAAATCTTTTGTTAGAGAAACAACTGATGATAAGAAAAATCTAGCTGGTGATTATATTTATTATGTGCAGTCTGTTGTATTTACTATACCCAAATTACCAATATCATTACAGGTAGAAGTATTTATTGTGGATCAGAAATATAACAAAACAATACCTAATGATAGAAGGGTATTCCAGAGAATTGGGACAATAACTCCTGTAGGAGAAGGGCCAAGAGCAAAAGCCAGGATGAAACCAGAACCAAAGAAAGCAACGGCTAATATAAGAAAACAATCTGATAAAATTAATTTAGAAGATTATTTAGATAGATATTTGGAAAGAAATTTATTTTTTAGAATGAGTAATTCTAAAGAAAATTGGGTCCCAAATATTCAATCAGAATATAACACTCCAGTTGGATTATATTTTTATCCTTTAAATATAGAATATTATAAAAAATTACTAAATAAAAATCTTCCATATGCTTCTTATTATAGGTATATTTGGATTTATAAATTGAAACCTGAAAGTAATATTATATATGTATCTAAATATTTAGAACAAGATTTTTTAAATGATTTTACGAAACTTTCTAATATGTTTCCTGATTTAAAAGATAGATCAGATGAATTTATGCACAGAGGCAGGGTTAGTGAAGGGACAAATAGCACTTTTGTTTCAGATTTATTATATGTGCTATATAAACAATTAAAATTTAACAAATATCAAGTATCTAAAATGCTAATAGATCTTGGGTATGGCGGAATATATGATGATATAGGAAGTGGAACCATTCATACAAATGAACCTGTACAAGCTGTTGTATTTTCTACTAAATTTATTGAACCAATTGATGTTGTTAATAATTATGAAAAAATTGCTTCAGATATAAAGTTTAAACCATCAGTTAAACAAAAACAAAAATCTGATTATTTATATAATTATATATTTGATAAAGATCCAAGAATAGCAGCAAATGCAATATATAATTCTTGGGATTTATTATCAGACAATGATTTGAAAAAAATATTAATAGATAACAATCCTTTGATTATATCCGTATGTTTATCAAAATTATCCAATGAACTTATTAAACAATATATGAAAAAACATTGGAATAATTTGCTTATATTTCATTGGAAAATAATTCATGAACGTGGTTTATTTTTAGATGTACATTCTAGTTATACATTTTCAAAAGATATAAGCGATAATGCTTTTATATTAAATTCTATTTTTATATCAGAAAAAACAAAATTAGAAGAGGTTAAACGAAACGGATATGTTATTAAATATATAAATAACCCTACTGAGGAGCTACAAATAGAAGCAATTAAACAAGATGGGTTCTTTATTAAATACATGAAGAACCCATCTGTAAAAGTTAGATTAGAAGCAGTTAAACAAATTGGATATGCTATTAAATATTTAACAAATCCTTCAGAAGAAGAAAAATTAGCAGCAGTTAGACAAAGTGGAGATGCTATTAAATATATGAAAGATCCGTCTGTAAAAATTCAAGTAGAAGCAGTTAAACAAAACGTATCTTCTATTGTATATATACGGTATCCTTCAAAAGAAGCAATTGAAACATTTGAACAATTTAAAAATAAAGCCGCTGGAAATAAAGAAACAGAGGATAAATTTGTAAAAAATTCGCAACAAACTCCTTGGTATTTGTCTCTAAAAGGAATAAGGGAAAGGAAAGCACAATATAATCAAAGTAATTTTGTAAAAGCGGTAAAAACAAATATTACAAAAGATGAATTTGTTTCTTCTTTGAAAAAAGCTTGGCCGGTAGTTTTCCCTGATATTCAAATATCAGAGAGAGGGGTTAATATTTTATGGGCACATACAGCGATGGAAACTGGAAATTTTCAATCGATGTATAATTACAATTTAGGAAATATAAAAGCCACACCTAAATATAGTCAAAATAAAAAGTGGACCAGTTTTTCTGGTGGTGAAGTGATTGACGGAAAAACTTATAAATTTACAGCTGCACATCCAATGTATTATTCAAGATCTTATGATTCATTAGATGAGGCAATGGTTGATTATTTAAAAATACTTGGAGGAAGATTTAAATCAGCTTTAATGGAAGCTGTTAATGGAAATGTAGAAAATTTTTCAAAGCAATTAAAAGAACAAGGATATTATACTGCTGATGAAAAAAAATATACAAATGCAATAAAAGCATTATTAAATGAGCCAAATGTTCCTAGTCAAACTTTAGAACCAGCAAATGATAACGATCTTGCAGAATTAGAGCAGGCTTTAGGAATTAAACTAGTAGCAAATAACTTAACAGAAATGGTTGTAAATGCAATTAGTGATAAAATTCTTCCAAGAAATGATATCAAAATTAAAATAAAAGCAGATAAATTTTCATCAATTATCGAATATGCTTATATATTATCTAATGCAATTTCAAGAACCATAGATGCAGATACTGATATTTGTGTTAATGGATCTGATGTAGAAATTAATTGTAATACAACTGGAGATATAGAATATATTAAAGATGCCGTTCAGGCAATTGATAATATTGTTTCAAAAGCATTTTTAAATAATTATAAAAGCCCAGTTATTTCAATAATAAAAGAAGGAAAATCTAAGTATAGTATTATAAAAGAAAATAAGATAGAGAGAGAAAGAAGAAAGTTTGCAATGGAGAGAATATGAATTTGTTTATTTTAAAAAAATTAGCAAAAGAATTTCGTATTCAAGGAGAAAACGAAATTTGCAACAAAATTGTATTTGCTATTTCTTCTGAAATAAATGCTCAGGATGCTAGGCCTGATTTGTCATATTCTTTTGTATGTAGAGAATTAAGGAAAACAGACCTAGAAAAATTGAGAGAGTTTCAGATTGCATTTAAGAAAGCATTTGATGAGGCTTTTTTAGCAGGATTAGATAATATAGATGATGTAGCTATGTTGCAGGCAGTAAAGGAAACTAATTTGGAGCTGCCATGAGTCGAATATATCGTCTTTTAAAGCTTGGTCAAGCAGCAATGACATTATCTGATATAGAAATAACAGGAAAGAATATCGCTGAAATAATAAGATTTATCTTGAGCAAAATACCCTATCAGAAAAGACCATATGCATTAATGAAAGTTAGACATAAAATATGGAATTTGGATGAATATGATATATCTTCTAAAAAGTCTCCAGACACGGCAGCAATTGGTCAAGCAATAACATTTATGAAGACATTATTAAATGGAAAACAATCTGGATATGTAAGAAATGTAATTACTGAAGTAGTAAAGAGGCTATAAATGGTAATAAATACAACTTATCAACAATATGGTATTTTTACCAGCGAAGAGCCGATGACTGCTGATTTAATTCAGGCTTATAAGGCTTATCATATTAAAGACATATTGTCTTTAGATAGAGATTCAGCAAAGAGGGTTTCTCAGAGAATTGGGGATATGAGTGGAAAAAATAGAAGATTGTTCCATCATATGTTATTTCATATAAATCCAGGTTCTCCTGCTGGAGAGGCATCTACATTATTTAACAATATAATGAATTATATTCCTGGGACACCACAAAGACCTATATTGATACATTGTAGAGCTGGTAAAGATCGTGTTGGTTTTGCTGTTGCTGCATGGTTAATAAAAGTAAAAAGACACGAGCCTTGTCAAACAATTAGTGAGGTTGAGAAGAATATTGGATATGGTTCTGGTGGTATATCTCCAGTGGCAAAAGCCAGTATGGATCGTGTTCTTGGTTGCCAACCAAAAACAAATGAAACTATAGAAACAAATGAAGCAGATGATGTTGTTTCTGCTGTAAAAGATCTTGGATATGGGCAAGGCACTTTAGTGTCTACAACTAATTCTGATGGTGGGTTTTGGGCGGACAATATAGGATTTGGTAATCAGTGGATAGATCCGCTGATGGAGAAATATCCTACACCAAAAACAGCTT